TTCTCAGGTAGCACCTCAGACATATAAGGCTACTATCTCTTTAGATGAATTTGGTCAAAGAAAGATTAAGTCTAAATTAGCTGATATAGAGACAGCCTTGACTAGAGTTGGTCAAGTCGCTATTGCTATGATTCAGCAATTATATACAGAAGAAAAGATTTTTAGGGTCATTCAACCTAATAACTCTCTCAATGAATATGTTATCAATAAACGTTTAGTTGATGACAAAACCAAAGAGTTAGAGGTTATGAACGATATGAGTGTTGGCAAATATGATGTGATTGTAGTTGCAGGTTCTACCTTACCAAGCAATCGTTATGCCGAACTTGAGTTCTATATGGATGCATACTCTAAGGGTATCGTTGATAAGCAAGAAGTCCTTAAAAAGACTGAAGTGTTTGATATGGAAGGTGTCCTTCAG